CTATTGACCAACGCAAACTATGGGAGCGCGAGTTTAACTATAATGGAGAATAATTTTGTTGCATTCGTTTCATCTTGTCCCCCCTTCCTTTCTGGTGTGCATCATCATATGTCCGCTCCTAATCGGGCACCCTCTATCATCTTTATTACTTCATTAATATCTACATTCTCGCCATCTATCGTATAACAATCTTTAAATTGTCTTTCATGTTCATCGTGTAATTCTTTTAAATATTTATATGATATATCCTTTTCTTCATTTCGCCCCCTGCTTAATATTCTATGTAAGCATACATCTGGCGACACCCTTATGTATATATTTAATAACGCTTTAGGTTTATAACCTTCATTTAATATGTCTATCTCTAATGACGATAAAAATTTATGTTTTTGTAATATAGTCTGAAATATTTTATCACTTTCTGTTCCCCTCTCCCACAACATTATTTTATTATTCTTATTCTCTACAAACTCACTATATTGTTTTAATCTTGTTATTAATGCCAATGTTTGAAATTTAAATGCATACTGCTGTGGATCACAATATAGTAAATTTAATAAATTACACTTCTGCCACGTCTCAACAGGTTCTAAATATGCCACATATGTTTCATTCATCATTGATAGTCTTTTTATTAATGTTGATTTACCTGATCCAATATTACCATGTACAGCAATCATATATATTATATAATATAAAAAATATTATGTATAAAAAAATATAATAAAAAATATAATAAAAAATATAATAAAAAATAATTAATTAAATACTTAAAAAAATTATATATTATTAATATATAATAATGACAAGTTATAATGTATATAGTCCTGTTGATGTTGGTGCAGATTATGAACCCGCAGATTTCGATGAAATATTTGGTGGTGGTGAATATAATGGGAATGGGGGTATTAACGACGACCCAGATGCAGATGCAGGAGGAGGCGGAGGAGGTGGAGGAGGCGGAGGAGGTGGAGGAGGTGGAGGAGAACTCAAAGGATTTGGAAATATAGAAAATAAATTATCTCCTAAAGAAATAAGAGTTGCAAGACAACGAGCAAACGTGAATTCATTTGGTGCTAATCCTAACAACTTTTATGGCAAATTAGCATATTTAGCAGATCAATCAGATAAAATAAACTTTAATAACATAAATGGGGACTTTAGATATAGTGTTTCAAGAGCAAACAGTAAAATCCAAATATACACAATGGAAATCACTAATATTGACGATGTTGTGTTTTTTGCAACACTTCTAACTGATCCAGGTCGTTTATCTATTGCAGATATTCCCGATAGATTTACAAAAATATATAACTTATTAATCAATGCCCAAGCAATGTATGATGTTAATTTTATGAATATATTTTATAATAGATTCAAGCCTTATATGTTAGAAGGTAAATCGTTTTATAATAAAGTATGGACTAAAAATTATGAGGGCAGATATTATCCGCCATTATATGTTGAAGAAAAAGCATATTTATTAGAACGCGACAACCCATTACACGCAGTAAATAGAACATTCAACAGTATATATTTAACACCAGGGACAAGACTATATAACAATATATTCCGCGATATCAAATTGCGTGAGGTTAAATATCCTAATTTACAAAATTTTAAAACTGAAGAATATGATGTTAAAACATATTGTGTTCCCTCATATTTACAAAAAAAATTAAAAAAAGTATATACTAAAATTTCTCAACAATTAGAGATAAACCCAACACCAACATATGTCGAACTAACTATTATTTTAAATTCTATAGACTATAATCTTAATGTTTATATTATTGATGGCGAACAACTACAAGAACAAACAGAATATAAAAATAAAATAAACATTTTAATTCATAACAATCATATGTATGTTTTAAAAAATATTGTTAAAAATGTATTAATTAATGATATTCACAAGAACAAAGCTAAAAATATTATTGAATGTAAAACACTCACAGAATATGCAAATATTAAAAGTGAAATACAATATGAAGGGTATAAATTCAATAATGGAATTAAATATACAAAGCCAGGAAGACTATTTAAAGAGATTGATAATATATTCGGCGTATTATCGACATATACACAACATGGCATAAACTTTTATTATCAATCACAAATTCGCGCTATTAGATTTATTGACAATAGTATTGAGAATAAACAAACATTCGATATTAATAAATGTTATTACAACATATTAAAAAATTGTTTAGAAGATAAGGACAATAAATATGTTTTACCAAAAGCAGGAGGTTTTGAACATACACGCAAATATACAGGACGTATTGAGAAACAGGGATTTTATTATTGTTCATTCAATCAGCCAACAGAAATCACAAACGCATTATTTGGATCTAAAGGATGGGTATATGGTTCAGTAATTAAAATATTAAATTTAGATGTTAATATTCTTTATGAACACGTGCCAACATATACAGCAGACACAGACACAACACAAACCGAAAAATTCAAAAAAATCCCATATATTGACATTATTCATTTTACAGGATACTGCGCAAATCATACAAAGACAAACACAACAAAATATGAAATTGATGACAAAGAAGAAAAATACGCATTATTAAATAAATATAACAACAAAATAGCAACAGAAACAAAAAAAGGCGTCAGCATTACAAAGGCATATTATAAACGCACTTCGGGTATGTATGCATATATGGCAATTGTTCAATATGCACGACTTATGCTATATCAATTATTTATGACTTTACAACAACAAGACCCAGAAATTAATGTTCATAAAATTTATACAGATAGTTTAACATTAAATAAAAAAATTGATATTAGTGTTGATGAACTTAATGAATTATTAAAAGAATATAATTTTTCAGTCAAAGAACAGGCAAGCGGGTATAAATGGGTTGATACAAGCAAAGAACCCATTCCAGAACCTATTATATCAAAAGTTGCAAAGAGAGCAACATACAAAAAAGAATATAATAACATTATGACACCTATCAAAAAAAACAAATCATTTTTTTTAACTGGCAAGGCTGGTTATGGTAAAACATATTTAATGAATAAGAAAATTAAACCATATCTCGATGAACACAAAATGAAATATATTCATTGCACACCCACACGAAATCTAAGCGAAGAACAAAATATAAATACTTTACATTATTACACAAAACAAAGTATAAACGATATAAATGATATATTTAAAGATGTTAAATATTTTATAATTGATGAATGCACACTGATTCAAGAATTTCAAATTATAATTTTACAACACATTAAATCATTAGGAGTTAATTTTATATTTATGGGCGATCGTAATCAATGCGAGATTAACTTTAACATTATGGATGATTTCAATATTATTGATATTGCAGACAATAGCATATTCACTGTTCAATGGCATAAAAAAGCAAGATACACAAAAGAATATGACGAGTTATTAAATAATGTTCTTGAATGCAAAGATTATTTTAAACGAATGGATATTATTAGTTCATACTTTACAATATATAATAAAAATGAATATGAAGATACAAACAATATTAAAATCACATATACTAATGCACAACGTAAATTACTCACGAATGCTAAGACAACACACAAAATACAAGGATTTACAATAAACGAACACTATAGCATATATGAAATTGGTAATATGCCAGCTAAGGTATTATATACAGCATTATCCAGATGCACACATCCAAATTTAATAACACTATTTCAATAATTTTTTATTAAATAATATAGAAAATTTAATTAAAAATATAATATTTTTTTACTTAAAAAATATTATCTTTATATAATATATAAATGACGACAACACCTCTCAATATTGCATTCCAATATAAAGATTATGCTAAAATGTGTGGCGCCTCGTGGGATGCTCGTATTAAAAAATGGACTATATCTAATGATGATTATGATGTATTTATGAATTCATATAATTATTTAATAGAACATAAAACATTTGATGAAAATGAATTTATTATGGTTTCTAAAAGATTTGAAAAAAAATTAAAATATTATCAATTTAAAGTTGAAATAAAACGCAAACGTCGCGGGTCATATAATAGTTTTAGTTTTGACTTATCTGATGACGATGATGACGTATGCACTTTTATGGCGTTAAGAAAGTTTATCAATAAGAATGATATTAAACACTTTTATGAATATCTTGATATAAAACATTATGAAATAACATATATAAAAAAAAAATATTATAAATATTCAAATGAAAACTCTTTATTTTTTAAGATTGGATCCAATTATTATAAAAGATATAAGTCATTAGACAAAGTTTATAAATATACTATTTATGATTATATTGAACATAAAATATCAACAGCAGAAACAAAAAGAATTTATAATTTTATTAAAAATTTAGGTTCTGGAGATGTAAAACGTTTAAATTATTGTTGTATGAATCATAGTTTTGTTAGTAATTTTTTTAAATATATTTTACATTTGAATTTAGGTTACGACCCTATATCACAATGCACGAATATTAATAAAGACGTTGCTAATATTATTTATGATTATGTATAATTAAATAAATATATAATAAAAAATGTATTAAAAAAAAATTATATTATATAGTATTATAATATAATGCCAATCATTGATATGAAAGGATATTTAAAAACATATAGAGAAGCAAACCCTGAATATATGAAAACGTATTATCAAAACAATAAACAAAAATTTAAAACAAAACACGACTGTTCAATCTGTGGGCATAAATATGCTTACTGTAATAAAACACATCATATGAATAGTAAAAAACATTTAAGAGCGATTAAACCACTCATTAATAACGTATAACAATATTATTCCAATTACAACAGTTAATATACCTATATCCATATAATAAATTAATACACTTTTTTATTATATATTTTTTATATTTTATATTTAAGGCCATAAAAGATAATAGCTCCAGTGTTCAGCTGAGTTCTTTTTTGTATAGAATGGTACGCCATCTTTATCAACTATTTTAGAGTGTCTTTTTTTCCAGTTTTCTTTCTTTTTTTCATCTTTATGATCTAAGAATGTTTGACCCGTTGCACTTCCAAAATTAATCTTTTTACCTTCATATAATACATAATATTTTTTATCTTTTCTTTTACTCTTTCCGAATTCTGTCGCACCCAGTTTTATAGCTTGTTCTTTTAATTCGTCCATTATATAATATATACTATACATAAAATATTATATATAAAAAAATATTAATTATATAGTAAAAAAATATAATAAAAAATAAACTTAAAAAATATTATCTAATATAGTATTATATAATGGCCACCCGACAAGAAATCAAAAACGATTTTAACATTGATTTAGACATTGCCGAACAACACCCAGGCAGACGCAAGCCACATAAGAACACATATTATATTAATGGTACATTCGCTATTGTTAAATTACAGGATGACACATATATGATTTGTTCAACAGATGAACACACATTACATTTATTATCTAATTACGTATGGCATAAAAACGCAGCAGGATATATATATTCTAATGGTTGTTCTGGTTATTTTCATAGTAAATATTACAGACGACAACATATTTTACAAGCAAATCATTGTATAGACCATATAAACAGAAAGAAACACGACAATAGAAAATGCAATATTAGACAATGTGATTTATCAACAAATATGAGAAATAAAACAATAAGAAATGACAACACATCAGGAAAACAAGGCGTATTCTTTTATAATAATAATTGGTTCGCTACTATTTGCAATGTTGGCCCACAGACTAGATCATATTCTGTTAGACGTTATGGAAATGAAACAGCAAGACAAAATGCTATTAATAAACGTATAGAATGGGAACGCCTATATGGTTATTATGGACAATAAATATGTAATGTTATTATAATTAAAAAATTATTATTATTTTTTTTTAATTTATTTTTTTATATCCTTTAACCCTTTTTAAAAATATTATGTTTATTTAATCTAATACAGTTACGTTAGAAGTAAAAACGGTTGTTGCTCGTAGATGACAAAGGAACGAATCAAACCTTACATCAGTACCAGATGATGCACGTAATACATCTAACAACAGGGCACGACTGTTATTTACAGTCATTCCTACCAGATCGCTTACGTTCGAGCTATTGAGATTGATCATAATAAAATTGTTATTATATACAACGTTTTTAATATCAGCATCAACACTGCCAGCCCATTGTTCAGGTGTAAGACTAGAAGGAAACCCACCATATAGTTTTCCAGCTCCATACATAGAATAATAATATGATTGATAATAGTCTGCTACATCGGGGATTGTTAGAGGTTGATTCGGCCAATATACAGAACCAATATTTGCCTGATATCTAATAATATCATTAACTCTAGAAGCAAAACAATCAACATTTGGCAATGTTGTATTAGCTGTAGTACGTAATACGATCATGCAGTTCAATGCTTTGCTCGCTGCCTTCTTCAGGTCCCAGTTGGATTGAGATCCAGCAGTGCTTGTAATCGTGTGGAATATTTCTTTGTGTAAAAGTCTAAGTCCAGATTTAGAAGCAACCATAGCGATCTGACGTGCAAAGGCATCAGCGAGATCATAACACTTATATTGAACAGAGGGACGATTTAATGTGTATGTTAAAGTAGTATCAATAACACTGGCTAAAACATTCGGACAAAAAGCAACAACAGAAGCCTCAAGACGAAATTCGACACGAAGCCCCTCCATCATCTGGGGAGGTAACATTTTACAATTATAGGGGGAGAAACATGGAATAGACGACATTCTTAGAATATAAGTTTTACCAGTTGAGGGTACTGTGTCCGCATAACTTTTACCCTCTCTATTAACACTATATCCTTGTGCCTTTAGCGTAGAGCTTAAAAATTCTTGTGATTCCTGTACACGATCCATATATTTGCATAGGAGATTGAAATTTTCATAACGACCAATTTCTTTACCTGTTCGTGATCTAACTGTGACAGTGTTAATAATATTAGCAATAGAACCAGAACCAAAACCAATATCAAGAGCTGGCTTATTATGCGAGATGTTAAACACGTAGTATGATGCCTTAGGATCAACAAATGACGATCCTGTCTGACTATCAAATACAACAGTTTGACCACCGCCACCACTTGATACTGTATATGAGTTGATTTGTGCGAACTCTTCACGATGACGAGCCTGTGTAGCAATACCTAAAGATGGAGGCATCTGATAAGATAATTCATTTACACCTAATAGAGAGTCAGTTAATCTGCTTTCTGGTTGCATGTTGATTTCCATATTGTTAGACATTATATATAATATAAAAACATAATATTTTTTTCTATATTCTTATATTATATGTATTCAGTCCCAATTATCCCAGCGAGTATTTTAAACAATTCTGAATTTTCTAAAGTGTATAATTTAGAATTAAATAATGGAATGTTTGATCCTGTTCTTAAAGCACCTAATCATTTTACAGGAAACAACAGAACAGTTTATTATACTGATGGACACGAAAAGCAAATGGAATTATTTAAAAATAACTACAATACTCAAGAAGACCAAAAGACAACAGAAGACCAATATAAACAATATGTCAATAATCAAAAGGTATTAGAACAACCAATAAGCCCACAAGAAGCAGAAATTGATATGTATTCTAATACACGATTAGACCCCAGGCTACGCAATGAAATGGTGATGGAAGCTGTTAAAAGTAAATCAAATATTTTTAATACTGAGTCACAGGATTTCGTTGAAGAAGTGAGAGATAGTTATGCATATTACTTAGGAGAAGAAAATTTATATAGACCAGATAAAATTATGCGAAACTATATACAACAAGCAGGCAGGGCAATGAACATGAATGATGGTATTGGGGAACAAAATATTAAAAGTGTTCTAATTGATGAAGTATTAAAGAGAGCAGAAGCAGAACAAAAAGAAAAAGAATTGAGATTAAATGAAGCACAAATAAGGCGAGAACGTTTTTATCCTACACCAAAAACCAAAACCGCGGACCAGAAGTTCTATGAAAAATATAATATCCGATAATACTATATATGACAACACAATATAAAGAAATTGATATAATCAAAGCAAGAGATACAAAAAAAAAATATACAGCAATTGTTCAAGACAATCGAGGACAAAAATATTATATTGATTTTGGTGACAGTTCTAAAGGTCATTATAGGGATGATACAAAAATTAAACATTACAGTCACTTAGATTTATGCTATACATCAAGGGGGCAAGAACTACAAGAATTATTTAAACAAAAGAACAACTTTATAAAGAAATTTACGCCACTATATTTTAGTGCAAAATACCTATGGTGTATGAACGTATAAAAACATTGTATAATAATTTATAAACAATATTTTATATATTATATAATATATTGTATGGATTCAAATGGCCGCCCCCTAAAAAATAGTTTTACAACAAAGATAAATATAAACAATAATAACATTGAAGGGGTCAAAGATGTTATATTAAATAATATACCCATAACACAAACGATTGATGAATTCAAGACAGCAGACGAGTCTATATTGTTAAGATTACAAATACTCGAAAATTATAAAACGTTAAGTGAATTGCAAACAAATACAATATCATCACGCATATCATTTTTAGAACAACAAAATGTAAGACTCAAACAAATTATTTATGAATTAGTTAATATAGCATAGCTTACTGCGTCTTATTTACAAGGTCAGCTACAACACCTTCGAGCCATGCAAGACGTGCAGCATATCCCATACCATTCTGCGAGAACTGTGCAACCACTTCTGTCAAAGAATCAAGAGCGGTTGGATCAGTGTTATGGGTGATAAAGTCAAGACGACCATCAAGACGTGCAACATCGCTTTTACGATCAGCAACTTCAGCAGCAACACTCGATACAAGGCCATCACAACGAGCACCCAATTTAACATCAGCTGCTTCACGTAATTGTGCTTCGTTAAATACACTGTCACCACGTGTCTGGATTTCTTGTAAAATGCGGGCATCAACGCGAACAATTTCGGCTTTACGTTCAGACACTTCAGTAGCAAGACCAGCAGTAACACTCGCAACGTTGTTAGTTAGGACGAGTTCAGAGGCCTGCGCGCGTGATACTTCACTGCCCAATTTTATATCCAATTGAAAATCGCCAGTTTGTCTATCGCTAATTTCCTGAGCAATTTGTGCAGTGTGATATGAATCTGCTGCATGTCGTGTTGCTGCTTCACTATCAACATTTTGCTGTAGTTTAACCTCTGCAGCATTTGCACGACTAGTTTCGGCCTGTAGCCCCTGGTCAAGGCTAATAAGCTTATATTCATGAGTACCAAGTAAAGGGCCAACCATTCGCACCCCATACATAGTATCAACTTTAAGACCTGGCACATAAATACCAAAGTCACCAGCACCATTTTGAAGTGTAGTTTTAAGAGAGAAGCAAGGACCAAGTTCATCATTACCAATAACTTTTTCAATGCGGAATTTGTATCCATCATCACGATGAAGAGTAAATTCGCGGGATTTAGTATCAGACATCATTATATTAGTAGTTTATAAATTATTTTTTATATATTTTATAAATTTATATTATATGACTGAAGAAAAAGAAGTTAAAATAAATGTTAATGATGACGATAAACAATATACTATTTGTTGTTCACATTCAAGTGTAGGATTTATTAAATATAGTTCAGCATTTATTATTTCAATAGGTATATTAACATTTTCATTTATTATGATAGGTATGCATCCAGGATCAGACAATACAATATATTTTAGTTTGATTAGTGCTATAATGACACTTTTTATAAATCCTCCTAATATACATAATTCATAATTATAATTGTTCTATTGTATAACTTAATGGTGTAAAATTACTTGTTTGAGTTGCTGATTGTGATACATATATATCAATACTATTCGATAATCCATTATTAGGAACCAATGAACCAATAGAACCAGCAGAATACCTAATAGATGTATTATTTCTCTCAACAGATAATAAGGCTGTGCCATTTCCTAAATTAACATCATTACCAGATACAGTACAATCTATCTCAAATGTAAATTTACATGGTTGTGCAGCTGATGCAACATTGACAACACTAAAAGATACAGCAAGAACAACACCTACATATAAATAAATATTCAAACTACCACTTCCTACAGTTGTTAATAATCCATACATAGTTATAATAAATTTATCACCATTTACAAACCCATTAGATGGTATAATGTAATCTCCTTTTTGAGCTGCTATAATTGAATTTAATTTAACAGGTGGATTAGTAGGAGGTACAACATTAATATTTACATTTGGCATTGGTCCATAGGTTTTAAATATAGTGGTTCTTACTCCTATCGATGAGGATCTATTTGTTAAAACATTTAATCTATTTGATATATTTGTATCAGTAGCAGTTATATTTATACTTGTACCTGTATATGGTTGTATATTATTAGTTTTAACAATTCCTGTAAAATTGGTATTACCAGCGATTACATTTGCTGTACTAGTTATATTTAATGTAGTACTATTTATCGATGTTGTTACTCCTTCTAAAGTTAAATTAGTAGGAACATTCGCAGAGGTTCTACCTCTTACAATCAAATTATTACCATGTATGTATCCACTCCCTTGAGTTATTTGTATATTACCAGTTATTGTTATATTAGTTGGCGATAAATTTGTACTATTATTTATATTAAGTATTGGTGTTTGTAATGATATTTTGGTATCTGTTGTTCCATCTTCCCACTTACTATCTATAGTCACCCCTGCTATGGTTTGAGGCGTTATATAGTCAGTGTTAAAAGTTTGATAAAAAGGAGATGTTGATTTTTTAATTGCTAATAGCCAAGTTACTGGAACAGACGACCCGCCAGCATTACAAGCTATACCGCCACCACCAGCCATTACAAGTATATTTTTACCTTCTAATATGTTCGCCTGATAAATATTAAAATCATTTGCAAATAAATTAGCAGTCATAGGATTGGTTACACCTCCACCGCTCGATTGATTAGCCCATACTAGTTTATATGTGAGAGGATCGGCAGGATTAAATAAGGGATCTCTAGCCAAAACTTGACCGGGTAAACCTACTGTTGCGGGTATCATGTCCAGACCTAAACCAGATTCATTATGTGCAGCTATTAATGAGTTACAATAATAGATTCTTTTATAATTCATAACAATATCCTCAAAACAATACAATGGTTGTAAAG